TCTACAGGTTGATCACCATTAATTTTCATCCAAGCTTTAACTCTTTTGCTGTATTCATCTTTAGCTAAGTTAGCTCTTTCTAAACCATCTTGTTCACCAACACCTGTAACAAAATCAAAACCTGCTTTTTTAGTTAATACTCTTTCTTCTTGTTTGTACCAGTCTTGAACAACTACAGTATTAGATACTTTTTTCATTAAACCTTGATGTTGTATTTCTTCCATTTCAAGTGTTTGTTTTAAATTATTTAATTCTTCTACTGATTTACCATTTACAATTTTAGAACCATTAGTTCTTTTAAAACTAATTAGTTCATCAACTAAAGCTAATGCTGTATCGTAGTCTGCTGTTGGATCACCTTTAAGTGCTAGTCTTGCAATTTTGTTTTTATAAGCTTGTATAACTGCACCATTAAATTCTTCTTTATCTAAAAATCTACTTAAATTTGTTTTAACATCTAGCTCAGCTATTTTAGTTGTAACTTCATCAGTACCAACTACACTTTCTAAAGCTTCAATTAAATTATTTTTACCTTTAGTTTTTAATTTTAAACCATTTGATGACGCATAATTGCCGGCTAACTGTTGATTAGTAGCTCTAATATAACCATCAAGACCTTTTAAGAAAAATGAAGACTGATCTTTGTTTGCGTCAATATATTGTGAATCAAATTCTGATGACCAAGCTGAATATAAACTACCATCTAAATCGTCATTTTCTACATTTTCTGCCCACCACTCATTATAAGCTAGTGCTTTTTTAGTTTTAAATTCTGCTCCAGCATTTTGTCCTTTAATATTATCATATACTGAAATCCAAAATTCTGATTGAGTAGCATCTAATTTTCCACTATCAACACCATCTTGATAAGATTTTATGTTATCTAATCTTGCAGCTTTTTCAGCTTCTTGTGTAGTTTTTTCTGTAATTTTTTTACCTTTAGCTTTTGCAAATGTATCAAAACCTCTAGCAAACGTATTTAAACCATCTACTAAAGCTGTCGCTTCACTTTCTCTTGATACAGTTTGTGAACCTATAAAACCTGATTGATACCTAATAGCCATTATGTTTGCCCGTAATAACCGCTGTCATATTTACCTTTAGAATCAACTCCAGCTCCAGCGATTTTAAGAGCCATTGCAGTTTTGCTTGGCATTACAGGTGCTTTAAGTGATGCATAAGATCTTTCCATAGCTCTGTAAGCATCTGTATAACCAAATATTGTTTGTGTATTAATATCTTCTACTGCTGCTTTTTGATTTAAGAACTCTGGTTGATATTCGTAACCTATATCTCTTAATACAGCATTTATGTTTGCATTACCTTTTTCAAGTCCTGCTAAATAACCTTCACTTTGTTTTTTAATTAATTCTGTTTCTTTTGCTTCTTTTTGTATAGCAATTTCTTTTTGTTTTTGTTGTTGCTCTATATCTAATTTACCTAAGTCTGATAAGTAAGCCATTTGAGATGACTTTCTAGCTTTCTCATTGTTTTCTCTTTGTATACGAGCTCTATCTTTAGCGTCGTCATACTCAGCTTTTGCTGATATAGTTTGAACTGCAAAATTTGTTACAGCCATTGCCATTGGATTACACATTAGTATTTTTTCTTTCTCTTGAGATTAATATAAAATTTTTATTTTTAGTTCCTACTTTAACTTTTTTAACTGGTTTAAAACCACACAGTTGTAACCATTTTAAAGACAACCAATTTTTTTCGTAAACATAATTATAAATTATTTCGTAGTCTTGTTGTAAAACATCTAGCCAATATTTACTTTCAATATAAAAACGTCTTGGAAACTTTTTAAGTTCTTCTGAACACAACAACCAAATAACTCCATAACCTTTATTTTGTAAACAATCACTGACACCAAACATTGCATAAACATAACCATCATCATCTACGATAGAATAATTTTTACCATTTTGTGTTTGAAATGCTGACATAAGTGCTGCTACTGGTGTAACATTATGTGAGTATTTAATTTCTAGTTTATCTAATTTTCTAATATTTTGTGCTAACACAAGTGCGTCTTCTAATATAGCTTCACGAACAAATGGTATTGCGTTAGGCACGTTGTGATCTTCTGTAATAAAATCCTTCCATTTCAGCTCCAACAATATTTGCTGGTAAATAAGAAGATGATTTTAATGTTACAGAGTGTTGTGTATTTTGTGCTTGTACAGGTATTCTAAATGTTCCTGTTGTAATAACTGGGTTACCAATAATAGAAGTAGAATTATCAATTATATATCCATTAAATGAATATGTTTTATCTGTTCTATTATTATGTGAAACTGTAGCTTGAAAGAAACCAGTATTGACATAATCAAAACTCATAGTTCTAACTTGTAATCTTCCACTTGTTAAAGCAGTCAAACCACCTTGTTTGCCTGGTTCTCTTAAATATTGTGTTGATAGTGTATATAAAGTCTGAAAGTTAAATCCTAAATAAGCTGACGCAACATTACCTTTTACTGTAACAGTTGTACCAGATTGACTATTAATAGTTATATCTGCTCCATTAGTAGCATTTATACATTGTAAACCAGTATTAACTGTATAAGGCATTGTGAACGTTGTAAGTCCAGTTCCAGCATCATAAGTTCCACTTAGTTTAACTCTTTGATCTAAATAGATATTTATACCTAAAGTGTCGTCTTCTAAATTTCTTAAATCAAGTTTATATAATTTACAATTTTGTCTTTCATTAGCTAATATATAAACATTAGATTCGTAAGTTATTGCACTAATAATTTGTACACCAGTAAAATCCCAATATGACCAAGCACTTTGTACTTTTTCATTTGCATTCCAAAAATATTTATAAACATATAAACGGTTTGCATTTGTTGGTGCTACATTACTTGATGCAGTATAAGGTGCTAAATTAGTATCAAGACCATCATCAACTAAAGCTAATATAGTATCTTCAATTGTATTTGATATTAACTTATGACAATTAGTTGGTATTAAAGTTGGCACACCTACTGTTATATCTGCAGCGTCATTATTAGATGTATCTGGTTCTACAAAGTATTCTTGTACTGCTGTACTTGCACCTTTAGCTTGAGTAAAGTAAATGTAATTACCTGCACCTACTGGTGTAACTTTTGGATCGTGTTGAAACCTAGTTGATAAAGTAATACCAGTTCCACTTGGTGAATATCCTGCTTCTGTAGCTTCAATTTTAAATTGAGCTCTATCTGAAAAACAAAGTAATTCTTCGTTATAAGGAATTACATGTTTTAAAATACTAACTTCATTTGAACTTGCTGCTAAATCAATTGGATCTGTATCTAATTGTGCTGCAACTGAAGTTGAAAAGAAATTGTAATAAGCGCCAGCTTCAGAAAATATAATATTTTCATCTGCTAATAAAATCATTCTATTTTTATAAAAAGAAATATTGTTAACTGTTTTACCTATAAAAGTTGGATCTGGGTTAGTATCTGCATCTCCACTTTTTCTATCTGTCCAAGTTAATGGTGCATAAGTAAATGTACCATTTGTTTCTCTAACTATCGCATGAGGCATTGTTGATGCATCAAGTGATGTTTTAGTTCCAGGACCAATAGTTTCTGACCAAACACCATTGCCTGAAAATGATACATAGTATTCTGAATCTGTTTCACCTTGATCACCTGTAACTTTTATTATAGTTCCTAGTGGTGCATAATAAGGTAATTTAGTAAAATCATTTACTTCATCTCTAACTGTATACATAGCTGTATCACCAGCTCCATCAGCTGACGTAATTGTAAAGTTAGCATTATTATCTGTAGGTTTAATATGCAGTACAGAGTCATATTGAGTAACTGTAAAATAACTTGATATTGGTGATGCATTTAATGCAGTTCCACCTGTAGTTCCTGGCGAACCTCCAGTATGAGTTCTTATTGCAGTTGCAATTTTAGCTGTATCTCTAAGTCCACCTTGAGTTGCCACATTATCTCCTGCAGGCATTTGAAATGAACTTGTAATTGGAGTACCACTGTTCATATTTGGGTGACTTAAAGTAACACTATAAGTTCTACCGTAGTTTGCATTTTTAAATGAAACTAAAGCTTCGTTAACTTTTGCAGCTGTAGTTGCACTAGTCATTGCAGGTTTAATAGATTTATTTAAAATAAATGTATAATCACCAACACTAACAAATTTAAAATCTTCTTTGGGATTTGTGGACGCTAAATAGCTAGAGCCAGATGATATTGTAGAAGTCTGCTCAGTTCCACTAAGGTTAAATACTTTAATTCCACCATTATAAACAGTAAGCATATACTGATTATTTCCATCTCTTATAAATGGGTGAACTGCTGTATTTGTTGAGTATGCTTGATTTGAAGAAATATTAGCAATAAATTCTAAAGGTGGTCTTTTACTTAAACCTTTTACAATAGAACTTTGTGCATTTACTTGAGCTTCTGCTTGAGTAATATTCCTTTGTGTAGGATTTTGTTGCGATATTCCATTAACTAAGTTTGGAATAGAAGTTGATACTACTGTCATTAATAAAACCTTCGATGATTATTTCTAAATACGATACGATTTGCTACGTCTCCTTTTAGAATATTTTGTTTTTCATTAGCTGCATCTAATTGTTCACAAGTAGTAAGTGCTGCTAATTCGTCTTGCTCACTAAAGCCAGCTAATTCTTTTGATCCTAAATATCTTGCTTGAAATCTACGACCAGCAACAGTTACAACATATCTTCTTGCAAATTCTGGTAACTCTGTAAAAGGTAATAATATAATCATATCAACTTTAACAGCTGCTTCGAATATATCTGTATGTTTTTCTTTATTGTATAAAAATCCGTTTCTTATTATTACTTTTAAAGTTGAATCTCCAGGTCTTGTAGTTAACCATACACAGTTTGATGGTACTGGAATTTTACTGTTACTATCTATAGCTAAAGAATAACTTTCTTCTGTATTAAAATTCCAACCTTTACTTTGCACAGTTACAGAACTTTCATCTAATATTTGTTTTGCAATAGAAACATCTGATCCAATATTAGTTGTAATAGAAGATACTGGTGCTTCACCAATAATACTTAATATAGTATTAATAGCTTGTAATTCACTTGTGTTTGTTATTTGTGTAGCCATATAATTTTAAATTTTGTGATTGTTTGGAAGGCGAGTTGTCTGTGTTTCCTCGCCTCCCAATAAAAGAACGTAA